CTAACTATTTTTATTGAGCCTCCCTCTTCAGCACGGCTGCGAGGTCGGGGTTCTCATTCTCCATTATAAGCTGTTGCGTCAAATTGCCAGTTTTCCAAGGATTATCTGTTCCACCTGACACATTAGATACAGGACTAGGCTTTGCACCCATACCAGCAGCACTGCTTGGTTTAAAGTGATGTTCCCATCCACTACCAGGATTTTTCAAAGTAGAAAGATAAACATTTAAATCTTGTTCAACACCACCATTAAGTACGACTACTTTGCCTTCAGCATTTCGTTGTAGTTTATTTTGCAGTAATGATAATGTTTGCTCTGCATTTATAGCACCTTGATTACTAATAGCTGCAAGTGCTGTAGTTTTTGTTGATGCCATTTCATTAGAAGTTTTCATATCTTCTAATTGTTGAGACAAAGTAGAAATTTGCTGATCTTTATCTTGAGCAGTTTTATTTGCTTCTTCCCAAAGAGTTTTCCATTGACCTTGATCTTCTAACTCTTGTTTTCGTTGTTCTTCTTTTTTCTTATAAACTTCATCAAGTTTATTTTTTGCACCTTTAAATTTTTCTTCGCCTTCAGCGATTTGTTTTTTTAGTGCTGCAATCTGTTCTTCATATTGTGTTTTAACAGCAGTAAGATCAGGTGCTTGTGGTTGTGTTGGTTGTGAAGGAGTTTCAGTCACGGACTGATCAGAAGGAGTCACAGACTCAGACTGAACTACTTTTTCTTCGATTGCCATGAATTATTCAGATAAAATGTTAGTGGATTTTTTCTTAGAAGACTTTTTTTTAGCTTCTGGTTTTGCTGTTTCAACAGCAGTGGATTTAACAGCAGGAATTTCTGCTAGTTCCCACTTATACGTTCCATCAGATTGTTGAACGTAATCTAAATGTTTACCCATAATTAAATATGTACTTGCTCTTTAGTTTACCAAACTATTCAGATTTGGCTTCGTTAGCTGAAGGTAGCACTTCTCCTTGTACCAAAATGTCTCTAAATTCTTCTCTATCTATTATCTGTTGATCAAAGAGTGATGTTAACGCTGTAATATCCTGTCCAATTAATCTTTCAATATCAAAGTCTCTACTAATCTTTACTTGTGGTGGTTCGATACCTACATACTGAGCAGATAAATTAAATGCTTTCTGTAACTTTTGCTCCAACTCCATAGAAACCATAGCAAGCATAGAATTAGTATCAACACGATCTAATCTTCTAGCATCAGCAGATTCAGCTACAAATTTTTGTTGACTCAAAGTACTAATACCAAGAGTAGCCATCTGCATTTGTAATTCTTTAATCTCAGCAGATTGAGCATCGAAAGCACTACTAGCTGGTTCTACATAGTAAATTTTATTTCCAGGTTGAGTAGCCATTGCATAGTTTACACTTACAGCAAGATCTTTAGTCTGATCATCATATCCTTCCATCACAAGCATTGGCTGAGATGCAACGTGCAAACTATGAATTAAATCTGCCTGTCTTTGAAAATGAGCAAGATTTAAATATGCAATATCAAGTAAAGGTGGTTTACTTACTAAATTTTCAACTTTTCCAGAATAGACAGTAACTAATGGTATCTCACCAAGAGAAAAACTACCCGACTCTGCTAATTCATAATCTTTTGCACCAGCAGGACTAGACATATCTCCTGCATATCCTCCACCATCATCTTCATATAAATCTTCAACTGTTTCTTTTTTTCTAAATACACGATAACGACCTGGTTCTATAACTCTCATCTGATCATAAATTTTTTCACCAAACTCACCATCAGGTAATACAGCTTTTTCTGCAATCCTTACCTGTACTAAGTTTCCATAATTTGATTCTCTATCTAATCTCCAACCATAAATATTATTAGGATCTATCTCAATCCAATAAGGTCTACGATTTTGTTGCCTTTCCTCTGCAAGACTTAATGCACCAGATGGTGCAGGATAATCTACAAGAATATGACTTTGACCATAAGTAAGAGAACACATCAATAATCTTCTTGCATATTCATCTAAATCAGAACCACAACCATCAACATCCATTTTGAACATTTCTGTCCAATAAGGATCACCTATCAATGCTATTGGTTTTCTTAATACAAGACCTGTAGCTGCTCTAATCAATCTTTGCGTAAAAGGACTGAATACTGATCTATTTACTCTTGCAAGGTAAGCGTCATAATCTTCTCTTGGTTCTAATGGTAAAAATGCTTCTGAGTTTTCTCTAAGGTATTCTGTTCCTTCTGTTACTGCTTTCATTATTTCCCAACCTTTTATCATGTCTATAACTGCTCTAGTTCTTGTGAAAGGACTATCACTTCCACCTAGATAAGAACTGGCTGTAATACTTGTTTGTATTCTTCCTGGGACTGCGTAAGTCATGTCAACACCTCCATCGTTTTAAGGCTAACGCTTTTCTTGTAGGTCTGCCTTTTTTGTCTTTTAAAGGCCCAGGCATACCAGACATTCTTGCACAAAAAGATTTTCTTCTTGCCTTTTCTGTTGGTGTAAGTCCTGATTTTTTAGTAACAGGTGCTTTAAGATTAGATCCTGTTGCTTTGTTATATTTTGCTCTACCTTTTGCCGTCAAACCACCTTTTTTAGACTTCTCCCCTCTACCAACAGATAAATTTACAGATTTACGTTTCTTTCTCATTATTTACCTACCTTTGCCTGTGCTTTTTTATGAGCAACAGTAAATGAATCCCCTGCTCGCATCCTTCTCTTCATAAACTCCATATGCTTATCACTATGATGTTCAGAATGTTTTTCTAATAAATTTTTTTGACGAGTAGTTAATTTCATTTTTTCTTTTTTTTCTTCTTCTTTGAACGTAATTTTTTTAGATCAGCAGCAGTGATCTTGTCTCTAGGAGGTGCAACAGCAGCCAGCTTCCTTTGTTTTGCAGAATAAGAACCTTTAGGCATGATTTTTCCTAGATAACTCTATGTTACCGCTTTACACGAGATTTTACACTTATTTTTTCTTCTTTTTTGTCTTAGTTTTCTTTTTCTTACCTTTTTTGACACTTGCGATGTACCCCTGACATCGACTCATGGCAGCAGATTTAGTCATTTTTTCTTTTTAGTAGTTTTTTTACGTCTATGTTGATATGTTATCTTCTTACTACTTGTTTTTTCACGTTTAAATCTAGCTTTTTCGGCTGCGGTCATTTCTCCAACAGTCTTAGGTGTCTTACTTGATACACGTTTACTTGGTCTACATGCTGGATAACCTCGTTTTTCACCTTTTGAACGACCACAAGGCTTTCCTGTCTTCACATCAACCCAATTTTCCTTAAACCAACGTGTTAAACCACCCTTGGCTCTAGGATTAGGACTACTTTTTCTTTTTTGTGGCACGTTTTTTCTCCACTCGATAAGTACCTCCACGTTTTTTGTACTCTCGTACAAGCCACGCATTTGCATATGCAGAAGGATAAACAGCGAACTTGCGTTTAGCTTCGGCTTTTACTCTAGCGTAAAGTGCTTTATTTACAGGAACATTCACTTCTCTTTTTACCTCCCTTTTTTTTCTTTTTCTTTTTTTTCATCCCAGTATGGTAAGGCATAGTAAGAATTAGGTAGTTCTTAGTATATTCTAAACGCAGTCTGCCCTAATGTCTCTGGTTTTGCCAAATTAAACTGTTGTAGACAAAGATAACCAAAAGCATCAAACGCATGATCAACCCCTAAATTTTTATTAGGAAGGCCAGTATTCGGTGCATATGTAAGAGTTCTTAATGCTTTTATTAATTCTTTACATCTTGGATGAATAAAAGTTCTTTGATCTCCGTTTGCATCAAGTAAAGCAGTATTGACAGCAGTAATCTTATCTCTAATTTTCCAAGGTGCTTTTGGACTTAAAACAGTAAAGCCAGATCTTCTAAGAATCGTGTGATCTGTAACACCTACCCCACTTGTCTTTCTTGCACTACCCGTAGGGTCAGGACAAGCAATAATTCTTCTATCCACCCCGTATCTTCTTGTAACTTCTTCAGCAAAGTCCCATGTGGTAGCACCTCCTGTCAGCATGATTTCATCAAAAACATACAAATTGTTGTTATGTCGATAGGCACAAATTCCTGCCATAGGGTCAACGTTAAAATCCAAGCCCAACAATAAGGGAAGCATATGTAAATCTTCTACTTCCTTGTCAATATTGTCATCACTAAAGCTAACAGCAACTAAACCAGTAAGATTTTCAAAACTAGCCTCAAATTCTTGTCTAAATGTCCTCGCATCTAATTGTGACTTAGCTGCTTCTACTTCCTCTGGTGCAACATTACCCCCCTCTATTGTAGTAAAACTCCATCTTTTCCAATCATCCCATTCCTGTTCACCACAAAAGCACCACATATCATAAAACCAGCTTGCAGTGCCATCAGGAGTGCTAATAAACAAAGCCCACCCCTGTTTATCGGCCAGAGCAGGTCTTATAACCTCCGCCCATACATCTCGATCCATAAATGCAGCTTCATCCAATACAACACCAGCTAAACTTCTTCCTCTCAATGCCATCGCATTTTCAGTTCCCTTCAATTCAATACTTGACCCATTTATCAAATCCAACCTTAAATCTGTTTCATTCTTACTTTTTATCCAGACCTTTGGTGTTAATCTCTTTAATTCCTTCCACGCAATATCCTTTGCCATCCGATAAGTAGGAGCACAATAGAAATACACCTCCCCAGGTCGATTGATAGCACCTCTGAGCAGTTCAATACAGGAAAGGTATGATTTACCAAACCTTCTTCCTGCAACCAACACCCGAAATCTTTTATCACTATTGAATACCTCCCCCTGTGCATACCTTAAACTGATTTCTTGTTGTTTTGTAGCCGTCATACACCAAAAAATAACAGAAAATTCAACTTGTACCCCCCTTTTATAGCCTATTATCTCTTTTTTAGGTTATTATTCGTTTAACAACCCTTAATAAGATCAAGTCCGTGGCTTCTTCTACTTTCCCAAATAACATAAATAATAATCTAATATCTCAACCTGCAAAAAAGAAAGGTCGTTCATCTTTTTCAGATGTTCTTAAAAGATCTCAACGTCTTTACGCTCGTCAATTGGAAGGTAAAACTACTCGTCAATTAGTAATAGAACACGCAAATATCGAGGGCGTTTCAGAAACTACCGCTTGGGAAGATTGGGGTAGAGTTAAAGTTTGGAATAATGAAGATTGGGAAAAAGATAGAGAAAATTTACTTCCACGCTTACAAGCAATGAGAGTACGTTTATTCAATAAAGCAGTTAAAAAAGGTCAATTACAAACAGCAGCACAAATATTAGACTCCCTAGGCAAAGTAATAGGTGAATCCGTAGAAACAGTTAACATCCAAGCTCCAGAACTTTCAATTCGTGTAGAACCAAAAAATTAATCAGAATATATTTAAGTTCCCCTGTAACTGCCTAAAAAAAATAATACTTTTGTACTACTCCCCCTAGTACATCCCAAAAAAATTAGTTAGTCCTTTTTAGTCCTTAGCGGTAGCTTTTAGGTATCAATATGATATAATAGAATATAGTTATGTAAACTTAAATTTTTTGATATGTTTTTTTTCTTTAGTTCTTTTTTAGTTCCTGAAGAAATAACACTTGAAAAAATTACAGATTACTTAACTATCTAAAAACAAAAACTATTCAACCCTTCCAAAAATGAACAGTATTAATTTATTCCCAACAGAGGACAAACAAACACTGAGAGCAGAGAAACTTAGGTTTCAATTTTCTTTTGGTTCTTACAGTTCTTATATGACTATTTCTGATAGTTCTAAAGAATTAACTATTTATCTTGATGATAAAGCTGTCAGAGATCAAATCATTTTCAATGTAAACAATCTCAATGCTAGTTACTCAAGAGATAAAAGCTTCTTAGTTCAACTATTTAAATCTGTAGTTACAAGAATCAATGAAGCAGATAAAGAAGATAGAGCAGAGCTTGAAGCTTGGCTAGTTGATAATTTTAAGCATCAGGAGTTAACAAATGAGAGCTAAGAAAACTTATTTAAGATCTCAAGTAAAAGTATTATTAAATATTTTAGACCTTGAGAAACTAGATAAACTTTGTTTAGGGAAATATGGTGAGCTTAACCGCTCACTGTATTTTAGATACTTACTAAAAAAAGAAATCAAGGAGACTTTAAAAAATGAGGCTTAAGATTCAATTAACTTGCTATTTAATTTTAATAGCATCAATTTGTTTTACAGGTTTTGAAGTATTCAAAACATTAAACAACTTTCAAAACACTTACTTAGAAAAATTAGAGGTACTTAAAAATGACTAAAGAAACAAAAGTTACTAAAACAAAAGGCGGTGGATTCTTAATTGAAAATCCATATGCAAGTAAAATAAAATTTACTTGTTTAGATGGTTCAATTATTGAAGTTCCTGAGCTATCAATTAGATTAATTTTGCAAAGATTATACTGTTCTTATACTCGTGATATTTGCGGATTAAGACGAAGTGCAGTTACTTGGTTAAATGATTTATTTGAAGAAAAACACACATATAAGTTTTGGCAAAAGGCATTCAAAGAAAATGGATGTTTTGAAGCTCTTAAAATAAAAGAACCTAAGTTTTAAAACTCCAGGATAAAAAATAATTAACCCTAAGAAATTAGGGTTATTTTTTTTTGATCAATTTTTTTTTCAAAATTTTTTTAATTTTTTTTTTTCTAAAAAAAATTTTTTAACAAATAAAAAAAGCCAGTAAAAAAAAATAAGCTATAAACTGAATGAATTTTTAAGGTATAAACTGAATGCAAAAAACTGAATGGATTTTTTTAAACTGAATGTTTTTTTATATCACTATGATATAATTAATAATGAAGTCTCAAAAAAATTTATGACTAAAAAAGAAGCATTAAAAGAATTTAAATTAATTTTTAAAGACTTTTTAAAAAATAATCGTTTTGATTATGTTGCTAAGCGTGAGACTTGGAATAATTGGACAGATGGACTTTGCAAAGATGGTTTAATTACATCTTGGCAATATGAAAACTGGAATCAACCATTTTAAAGGGGTTAACAATGATTAAATTTACAAAACAAGAATTAGAAGAAATTCTTAGGACTTTTAGATATGGTTCTTACCCCTCACAATTGGGGGATGATGAACAACCTAAAAGGAGAAAAAGTATAAAAACAAAAATAGTGAAGGAGTTAGAACAATGAAAAAAGAAAGTATTTTTGAAAAAACAAAAATTAAGGGTATGGTAATTAAAGGAAAATTCTTACCACCTACCAATAATAAAAACCCAAGAGCAAAAGTTACTCATAAAAGAGACAGTAATACAACTTATTCAAAAGTTATTGAATGGAATAGTAATATTGATGCGGTTGATAATTACTATAATGCTTGTATTGAAATGCTTAAAGAATGGGAATTAAAAAAATATAGTGATAATTTAGAAGTTTTAGCTCTTGGATATGATCACGATCATTATTATTTTATAGTTCAATCAAAGGTATTTTAAAAATGGGATTTAACAAAAAAGAAGAATTAGAATGGATTGAACTAGGCAATTTAATTAGCAAAGATAAAAAACTATCAAAAAAACAATTAGATAGGTTTTATTGGTTAAAAATTAAGGGATATTATTATGCCTAACTTATAAGGGACTTTAAACAAAGTCTCTTTTTTTATATATATATTGTATATATACTATAACTGTGATATCATTTTAATAGTTTATACACTTTCAGAAATGACAAAACTGAATGAACCCATGAATGAATTTAGATTTCAAGAAATCATGGGAGAATATTTAATTCCATGTACTGAATGGATGGAAAATTTAAATATTCAAAAAGCCGTAGCCATGAATGATGAGGTTATGCTTAGAAAAATTCTTGAATGTGAGTATTGATTATGGATTTAACAATTACTATTAATACTGATAATGAAGCTTTTGCTGATGAAAATTTAGGTTTTGAAGTTTCAAGAATACTTAAAAATTATGCAACTGCTATTGAATCAGTTATAGACCCTGATACGTCATGGGAACTAGAAACTAAATTAAGAGATATTAATGGCAATACAGTAGGTCAAGTTAAATTTACAACAAATTAATAGAGAAATTATGACTTTTAAAACTCAAAAGATAGCATTAATAAATTCTTTATTGAATTTATATAGTGCAACTAATAATGAAACTTTAAACAAGTTTTATCAAGATTCAATCCATTTTTGTGTTGGATTAACAAGTGAAGAAGCTACATCATGCCATGAGATAGCTGAAAGATTGTATTTAAAGGGAAAAAAAAGTTATGAATCTTAAATTACAAGAAAAAGATGCAAGTGCTTTATTTTTAGCACTTGATATTTGTTTAAACTTCGATCTAAATAAAGAAAATGGATTTACTGAAGAAGAAATTGAATCAGTGATTAGAATTTATAAAAAAGTTAAAAAATATAATCCATATCATTTACCAAATAATCCAAAATATGTAGGTAGAAAATGAAATTTATTAATGAAGTTTTAAAAGAAACAACTGAACAGAATTACACTTTAGATATTTACATATCTGAATGTAAGCATGATGAGACTACGCCTGAAGAATGGGTTAAAGAAAAAACTCATAAATTTGAAGTAGTTTTTCATTTTAATAATGTACCTAATCCTAATTATGGATTTAGTTATTACATAGATACAATTATGGATTCATACTGGGGTAATACGGGTGGATTATGCCTTTATGGACATAAGTATGATTATGCTTCAGTAAGTGAAGAAGTTATGGATAGAGTTAGAGCATTTATTCAAAGATTTGTTGATGCTAATAACTTAAATTTACATAAGGAGAATAGATAAATGAATAAACCAAAAGCTAACCTTTATATGCTTATCAAAATAGAAATTGATAAAGATATAAAAGATACAACTGAATACAAAAAAGAATTTTGTAAGAAGAATAATTGTTTATGGATTGATTCTTATTACAATGATGAAGATGATAAATTACCGATTAGATCAGATTATGGGGAATATTGGATAGAGGGTGAATGTAGTGAAGAAGTGAAGTGGGAGATATGTGATGACTACCATCTACATTATGAGGGATATTAAAATGACTTATCAATGTAAACAAGTTGATATAGGAGATAAGTGCATAGAGTGTTTTAGATCAACTTCTTTTGGTACTGGTTTATTTGTAAATAGAATCCCTGCTGATAATGATGAATATATAGGGTGGTTATGTCCAGAATGTAACTGGCATGAGTGTGATCGTTGTGATGAAAAAATTTATTGTGATGAAGATATTACTGCTTATGATGTTTTTGATGAAAATAAAAACTTTTCTGATGGTGCATATAGGGTTCATTATGACTGTCTAACTGAAGAAGAAAAACAAATTATGGAGAAAAATAATGGTTAATATAAATCCAAATAGAGAATCATGTATGGAATACATGAAAGAATTAATTAGAAAAGAATTAACAAAAACTGAAATCATAAAAGAGTGTATTAAAAGCTTTAATGATGTTGATAAAAGTACCTTTTATGATTGGTATGACATAGTTATTAAAGAAAAAGATATTAAAGCGTGGGAAGAAGATAATCGTATAGAAATAATAGATAAAAGAGCAGATAAAATTAACTTAAAACATCAGATATATTTAGATCAAAAAAAGATATATAACGATATTAATTCTGGTATAGAAGAAAAAGAAAAAGCTATGAATATATTATTATCTCACTTTCTTAAAAGGGTGGAATAATTTACTGGCATCGTAACACTAATGTAAGCCTGTTTAACGACAGCATTAATTGTGTCAATCGTGTAAGTCCAGTACTTTCCAAAAACGAAAATTCGGTAACGAAAATGATTGATAAAGAATTAACCTATCAACAAAGATGTTTTATATGGGCATCAGGTCATTACTTATCTGAAGAATTAGATTCAGATTTTTATGAATTAGATACTCAAGAACAGTTTGAAACATTAGAACAAATGGCATGGCAACCTTTTGAAGATTATAGAGGCAAAGATATTTACCAATATATATCTCAACTTGCTTGGGATATAGAAAACAAAAAATTTCCTATGGAGAATGATTAATGATTGATAACCCATTAGAAAATCAAGTTATGGAAGAATATGATAGTTCTTACATAAATGAAAAATATCAAGAGCATTGTGCTGATAGAGCTAAAGAATTAGCTGAAATTAATAATTTATTACCAGATTATTATGAACCTTTTATAGAGTTTTACATTGAAGAATGTAGAGAATCAGATAGAGGATATTTTTTCTCTGATGATAAATATATTATTGATCTTTGGTGGGATCATAATAAAGATTTATATGAAACTAAAACACCTTATATGGAGATTAAAAAATGATTGATAAAAAAGTAACTGGACTATTTTTAGAAATAGATTCAGAATTGCAAGAATATCAAAAAAAAGAACTATGTATTCTTTTATTAGCATCAATGCTTAATCCAAAACCTTGTAATGAATTAAGTAAATTATTAAGTGCAATGGCAAAAGATATGAATAAAGAATATATGTTAAATAATTATCCAAATCAATTAGATTAATTATTTTTTAGTTTTAATAACAAAATCGTGTATAGCTTCACGAATTAAAAAACCTATTGAG